CACCGGAAAGGATGACCGCCCGTCTAAACGCGCGCGATTCTTCCGCGCCCTGATACAAAGCATAAGCCAACGTGCCGGCCGCCGCCGCCGTTGCGCCGAACAACAGGCGGGCAGGCGTAACCACGGACGACAAGCCCTTGAACATATTGCCGAAACCGCCGTACATATCGCGCAACTGACCGCCCTGCTGCAGCATAATCAGCATCGGATTCTGCCCGCCGGCAAGCTGGGTAACGATATCGGTCATCTGCGCCGGCGTCTGCCGCAGCGCATTGTTAAACTGCGCAATCGAAATGCCGCCCGCCCGAACCTTGCCGTTCACCTTGTCCAACTGCGACAAAAACGGATTCAACGCCGCCGTCGGGATGCCGCGCTGCGCGGCCAAAGCCTCGTAATACCGCCGCGTGCCGCGTTCGCCCGCCTCCTTCATCGCAATATCGCGCTGAATGGCCCTCTCCATCGACTTCAGCGACCGTTCCACGCGCTTGTCGGCCGCTTCAAAACCCGCCGCCGCTGCCGCCGCGCCGTCTGGCGCCGGCTTCATGCCCGCAGAAATCCGACGGCCGCCCTGCTCCACCGAAACCGTCAGCGAATGAATCGACTTTTTCGCCTTCGCCACGCCGGTTTCCACGCCGGACACATCCGCACCGATGCGTATCATATTGTCAGCCATCAGCCCGCTCCCTCATTACTTCCAATGCTTCCGCCTCCATCAGGCGGATATCGTCAAACAGCCGCCGCCGTTTTTTCGCCGGTATGCCGTGAAAATCCATTACTGCCGCCAACGCGGCATAATCCAAACCCGTCGCCCCCGCCATGCCGACGCGCCACTGCGTGCCCGCCGCAATAAACAGGCGTACCGCGCGCCAATTGCACGGCCACACCCCGAAAATCTGCGCATCGTCAAAATCGGCCTCTTCAAAACCGAACGCCGACAATTCCGCCGCATCAGGCTGCTTTTCGTAAAGTGCCCGTGCGGCGGCCGTCAGTTTCCCTGACGGGCGTTAAATACTTCGTCGATATAACCGTCGACAACGGCAAACAACGCCTGCGGATAGTTTTCCAGCAGCAATTCGACGTTTTCGCGGGTAAAGGATTCAGCCAAATCCCAACCTTCGGCGCAATCCAGCACCGTATCCGCCGTCCAGGCTTTCTTATGTTTTTCCGTAAACGCCGCCATTGCCTTGCGGCCGCGTTGCTTAAACACAAACTCCACCGCCGAAGGCTCGCCGCCCGGAACGGGGATGTACACCGTATGGCGGAAGGTTGCATCGGGTTTCAAAGTCAGTTTTGCCATGTTTCAATCTTTCAAAAAAAAGAGGCCGTCTAGAACAGACGGCCAAAAGGTTGCAGAGGAATCAGTAACGTGCCGCAGGGCCGGACACCGCATACGCCAAAGTCACCGCCATAATCTGATTGCGGGTCATCTCCGGCGTCTTATTCAGGCTCGGATAACCGTTGTAAATAATTTGGCTGCCGCCCTTCAGCACCAAGCGCAGCGGGGTTTTACCACCCGCATCACTCGCCTTCACCGCTGCCTTGTAGCCGGGCAGAGACGGGTCGTCGGCAATCTTGACCGTAATCGACAACGCAGACTGCGAGGACGGAATCTGCTGTTCGTAGTCGTCTTCCAGAAAACCGAAATCGACAAACTGCTGCTCGCCGCCGCTGGTTGAAAATTCGATGATTTGCGGAATCTGCGTCCAGCCGGTAATCCTCTTCACGCTGCCCTTGCCGCCGCCGGCCGGATAAACATCGACGTCGGAGGTATCCACGCCCACCAGCTTAAAGGTATCGTTGGTTTTGCCGCCGATTTGGAACACGCGCTCGTTCAACTTGCCCCAGCCGCTTTCCAATAACACAAAATCGCCGTCGTTGAACCCGTGCCCCGTTACAGTCAGCACCGCCTCAACGGCATTGGTCGCAACCGTAACCGACTTCGCCGCTTCGTAGTTGGTCGCAATATGAACGGTCGCGCCGTTCGGTAGTTTTACTGCCATAATCAGTCCTTTCAAACAAATAAAAAAACCGCCTAAGCGGTTATCACAAAATCCTGCACCATGCCGCGCCGACCGTCCTCCAATACCACCGATTCAGCAGCAGACAACGCATATCCTTCCATTGAACCAAGTATCGCCCGTTCCACCGCAAGGCTTTTCTCCACGGCGGACAGGCGGTTTGTATCCCATACCGACACGCTGAAACGGATTTTCTGCGTTTCTTCCGCATGGTCTAGGAATACCCTGCCCGCGCCGCCTTCGCGCCGAATGACTACCAGCGGAAACACTGCCTCTTCAGGAGCGAAATCGTGATAAATATCAATGTTTGGCAGCGCGGACGAAATCGCGTCAATCAGCATCTTTTCCATTGCCAATCTCCATAACGGCCTTCAAAATCAACTGCTCCGCACGCTCCCCGGCCAACTGCCACGCCCTATCTAAAAACGGATTGGCCGCCGTGCCGCGCCGCGTGCCGTTATGCACCATGTAGCCGTAGGGAACCGCCTTCAGACTGCCGCCAGCATAACGGCCTTTCGCGCCCTCGTTCGCCCTCCAGCCGACTTGATATACGGCTTTAACCCCGTCCTCCGAAAAGACTTTGTCGTAAAAAGCAAATATCGAACGGCGCAAATCGCCCGGCTCAAATTCATACCGCCGTTTGCTGCCATCAGCGTTCTTGCTGCCCTTGCTGTAGAAATAGTGCGATTTGTGATGGCGCGGGGCTTGGATGCGAACTTCTTCCCGCAACAATTCCGCCCCCTGCCATGCGGCATAACGCAGCTTCTTTCCCACCGCTTCGGGCAATTCCTCCAAATCCGACAACGCGGCAGACAAATCGGCATCAACCATTACTTTCATCCGGCAGACTTTCACAAACCAAATCAACAAAAACACGCTTGGCCGCATCAGGAATCACGGCACGGATTGCGTAGGGTTTTCCGCCGATTTTTACCCGCATATCGGGCGTAATATCTTCACGCCAACGGATGCGGACGGAAGCCCGAACAGACGCGGATAAAACATCGTGCTTCATGGTCTCACTGCCTGATATATGCCGAACATCAGACCAAACCTTGCACAAAGGACGCCAAACCATCACAGTCGCGCCTGACTTATCCTTTTTCTTCACACGCTGAAGAATCTCGACCCGATGCCGCAACTGACCAGCCTTCATACCCGCCCCAAACAAAAAGGCCGCCCGAAATCTGCCGTTCGGACGGTTTTTATCTTGGCTCGCACTCAAACAGGCAGCCGCAAGCCTTAGCTGCACACAAAGAAGTCGGGCAACGCCGTATCAAGCCCTAATCAGAATAAAAAAGCAGAAGAGCGTTTTGGGGCGAACGGTTTACGCTTAACCGTCAGAAAAGCCCGACTACACGCCGGGCAGATTGCGAAACGGCTCCAACAGCCGCCGAGCGGCACGCGGTAACCCGACCGCGCCATCTTCGCGGGTAGAATACAAATACCCGACCGTCAGCAAAATAGCATTGCGGATAGAAGAATTCAGCACTACACCATCCGCCTTACCTGCTTTAGCAGCTTCACTTGCCGCCGCCTCGTCTTGGTACAAAGGACGGTTTAGATAAGCTACGCAGTCAGACACCGCCGCCTCGTAATAAAGACGAATCAAATCGTCTTCATCCTCGCCGTCAACACGAAGATGAAGCTTGACCAATTCGAGGGTTATCATTGCTGCTCAGTCTGTTGACTGCCCTCAGCACCGTCTTGACCCTCGCCCTGACCTTCGCCTTCACCGGTCTGCTGAATATCGGTTTCATTGCCCGCTCCACCATCCTGCTTATTGTCGGACGGCGGGTCTTCAGGCAGCTTCGAATCGCCTTTCTTACCGCTGACACATCCCGCTTCTTTCGCAGCCTCCAGCAACTCAGCCGGCACTTCATCGCCTTTTTCATACTGGACAGGATAAATCTCCCCATCAGGGACACCCAAAAACGGCTTGGTAAATTTAGCCATCACATTTCCTTTTCAAATAAAAATGCCGCCTGAAAACTAAAACGCCGCCGCCCATACAGGCGGAAGCTCGTTTTCAGACGGCCTGTTCAAATTAAGCTGCTACTTTCAGCAACACGCAGGCTTCAGGATTGTCCACGCCGCCGCCGACGCGCTTGGTCGTGTAGAACTGCACGAACGGCTTGTTCGTGTATGGGTCACGCAGAATGCTCACACCCTTGCGGTCGAGAATCATATACGCGCGGCTGAAATCGCCAAAAGCGATACACAGCGCATTCGCGGCAACATCAGGCATATCGGCAACCTCATAAACCGGATAACCGCACAATGTGGACGGCTGGTTTTGCTGATAGCTCGGCTGCCACAGGTAATTACCCTGACTGTCTTTCAGTTTGCGGACGGCGGCAAGCGTTTTACGGTTCATCATAAATCCCGCGCCTTGCGAGTATTCGGCAGGCAGCGAATAAACCAAATCAATGACCGAATCGGCAGTAACCGCAGCCGCATTGCCGGTTTTGACAACCTTGATCGCGCCCAACGGGTGCTTGGTTGCATTAGTACCGCCTTCGGCATAGGTCAGCAAGCCGGTCGGTTTACCTTTTTGACCGTCGCCGCTGATAAAGGCTTTGTTTTCGGCAACAGCAAACTCAGTTTTCACTTCATCGGCAAGGAAGGCTTCCAAATTGATTTCGGCATCGTCCAACATTTGCTGCGTAGCGGCAGGATTCGCATAAATTTCGCCTGTTTCAAAATCCAAAGATTTGAACGTAGGCGTATCGGTTTTGGTGCGGGCATCTTCTTCACCCACCCAGCCGCTGCCCGCGCCGTGCATATTGTACAGTTTGCTGAATTTCGGCTTCGAGGTCGTCTGAACCTTAAACAGCTTACGCAGCGGCGATACGGTACGCAGCTTATCAGTGATGGTGCGATCCCATTCCTTCGGCACCAAATAGCCGCCGTTGGAGTCGTCTGATTTTTTCAAATCCGCGCGCACTTCGCCGGACTTCATAAACGACACAGCCGCATCAACCGCCGCCTGCGCTTCCTTATCGAGTTTGCCCGCACCGCCGTTCATTTGCGCGGCGGCCATTTGTACAGACAAGTCGTCGATAGAGGCTTGGAGTTTGGAAATTTCGGCTTCGGCTTTGGCTGAAGAAGCTTTGGCTTCTTCACTGCCTTGCTGCAAAGCGGCAATTTCTTTTTCTTTACTGTCTTTGAACGCGGCAAAGGAACTGTTCAATTCCGCGAGCAACGCGCCCACATCAGGCGCAGTATTGCCGGCATCGGCAAATGCGGCAAGCAAGCCGCGGGCGATCATCATTTTTTTCATGGTTTAACCTTTCATGGTTTGAATTAAATTTTGCAAGGCTTGCGCCGTCTTCAAATCGCCGCCAGCGCACGGCTTGACGGCAGGTTCGGCAGCGCGGGGCGTGCCGTGGAATAAATTGTTGAATACATCGCGGCGTTGGGCGCGACTGTATCCCTGTTGCGCGAGGCTGGATTCAATCAGAGCCATCGCCTTTTTCTGTTCGTTGTCGCCGGACTGCTCGATTTCCTTCACATCGATTTCGCCGTCGGCAAAACCATCCTCAAGGGCTTTCGATTTCCCAATCCAGCTTTCACGATCCATCATGCCCACGATTTCCGCTTTCGACAGCTTGGCGCGGGCAGCATACAAATCAGCCATCGCCTCATCAATTTGCGCCAGCGTTTCAATACTGCCCGCCAAATCGTGACGGTTGCCAATCGCAAGGCTCCATGCGTTGTGTATCATCAGGAACGACCCTTCGCCCATCAGAATCTCGTCTCCCGCCATCGCAATCACGGAGGCGGCAGAGGCGGCAAGACCGACAATCTGAACCGTTACCTTTGCCGGATGTTGCGCCAACAGGTTGTAGATGGAGATACCCTCGAAGTAGTCCCCGCCCGGGCTGTTGATGTTGACGACAACCTCTTTATCGCCGATAGCACGCAGAGCGGCGGCAACACGTTTGGCTGTTACCCCTTCGCTCCAAAAGCTCTCGCCGATTTGGTCGTACATCGTGATGACATTGTCGGTTTCGGTTTTCGCCTTAACCCCGCTGTCCCAACGGTTCGCCGCATCCGGGCGCATATCGAAAGACAGCGATTTCGGCATAGAAGACAACGCACTAATCTGCGGCAGATTTTTCAGACTCATTATTCTTTCCTTGTTGCGCCTGCCGCAAAGTATCGGCAGACTTATCTGTTGATTTCGGCAGGTCGGAAATTTCGCGCACTTCGTTTTGCGTCATCCATGCGCCGTGTCCACCGCTACCCAAAGCTTTGGCAAAAAATTCCGCCTGATTTTCCAAGCTGCCGCGCAACAGCGCACCGGCATTAAACTTGAATATCAAGCGGTCTTGCTCAGCAGGCGTCAGCAGAGATCGTGTCAACGCCTGCTCCCACATCGTGAACCAAGGCAGAAGTCCGTATTTCAGGAAAAACACCCCCAATTCACTGATACCGCTGCCCCATGATGTGTCGTCCATCATCAGCAACGGGCGCGGCACGCCAAACATCCGCGCAATTTCCTCGATTTGATGATTCCGGTTTTCAATGTGTTGAGCATCAGAAGCAGTGTTTCCCCACTTCTCAGCCTTCAGTCCTTCCTCCAAAATCATAAAACGGCCGGCATTCGCTTTGCCGCTATACCGCTTTTGCAAAGATTCCTGAAGTTGGTTGTACGCCTTATCGCTCAACGCCTTGTCCGTTGCCAAATAGCCGCCGGCCATCACCCCTTCCGAGAAAATACGGCTTGCCGCGTCCTCAGCATCGAAAGCAATACCCAACGCCCGCTTCGCCAACTTCACGCGGCTCATGCCCTCCAAGCCGTCGTCGGTCAAATCGCGCAGGTGCAATACATCATCTGCCTCAAAATCCAGCAAACCGCCGTCTTTGCGCGTAACCACATAATGCACACTCCAATCGTCACGCTGTTTGACCTGCACCGCAGTCGGATGGATCGGCACAAGCTGGATGACCTGACCGCGCGAACGGATAATGCGCGCATACGCATTGCCATACTGCAAGACATGGCTTTGCAGCAGACTTTTGAACTCATAGGCCGTCTGAAACTTATTCGGCTGCCGTTTCAGCAGTTTCCAGACAGGATGCTCCGTAGCAGTCTCACGTCCGTCATCGTTATGCAGCACATTCAACGGCAACATCCCGATACTTTGGCTGATTAAGGTAATACACCGATAAAGCGCGGCGTTGCACAAAGCCTGCCGACCATCAATGCCAACACCGCCGCCGATTTGGCCGCTGCGGATAAATTCCAACAACGCGGGGTCGTTCAACCCCTCAAAAACTAAGCCGCCCGAGTCAGCACGCGGGCGGCTTTTGTTTTTGGATTTTTTCTCTTTCGCCATATCCTATCTCACAACATTCTGATTCCGCGTGTTTCATAAACCGATGCGCCTTTTGCAGTCGGATTTAGCGACAAAAGCGACACCGCATCAAACATTGCCATCAGCGGGTCGATTTTCGCCGAGCCGCTTGCCTGCTTGGTAATCAAAATACCATTGGCGCGAGGCTCGACGCGGGCATTACCGACCACCCAATTCATCATCGCGCTGCCGCTATGGATAAAACAGCCCTCCGCAAGCTTGCGCTCCGCCGTCTTAATCGCCGCGCCCAGTTTCCAGCCCTGCGACACACCGACCACCGCATCTTCCGGAACGCCATATTCCAACATCGCGTCCAGAATCGCACCAACCCCGTGCGGGTCAAGGCCGCATTTATCCAGCAAACCGCTCTGATAAACCCGAGCCGCCAACCCCGCCACCTCATCGCTGTCGTCGCCGATGCGGTGAACAATCGTCAAATCCCCCTGCTTGGCAAAATCCAACAAAACAGGCGCGATTTCCTTGCGCCGCTCCAACACCGACGGATGCGCCCAAGCATGAAACCACGCCGCCCACATCCGCGGATTGTCTTTCAGACGGCCAACGGCAGAAATCCCCAACAAGTCGTCCAACCCGCCGCCGTCCACACCAATATCGATGACCTCGCAGTGTTCCAGCATCCAATCCAAGTCGATTTCGGGACGGTTGCCGCTTTCCTCCCAAAAATCCGCACCCGCCCAATAATCAGCCGTCAACGACAAAGATATTTGGACATTCAAATGTTTCGCCATAAATCGGCGAAGCGCGATTTCTCCGTCTGCTTTAGCCGTGTCAAACTCCCCCATCAAATAGGCTTCGGAAACCGAAGCACCAATATTAGGGTTCGTAACATAAAAGTTTTCAGGAAGACGATACGTTCCGTTGTCCAACATCTCCTTCGGAAACTCATACAGCACCGGCAACAACCGATTGTCCACACGTTTACCGTCGCGCACCTCGCGGGCGCGGTTCAGCCAGTCGGCAAACACCCCCGCC